CTGCCGTTTTTGTATCCTCGGACTGCAACGTCCCGGATCCATCTTTTTTATCTATATCAGTCATACTCTGTCATCCTCCTCCCTATCTTTGATACACTGAACTTGATCCAGACACACCCATAAAATTCTGGACGGAGGTCTTCGATGTCCAGCGCCCATTCCATCTCCGGCTGCGCCCAGTATCGTTCGTCCAGCAGAGGCTCCGATACGAAACGGTCGATGATCCGCTGTATCATCACCAGCACATGCCTATGCCCTTGGTTCTCCCTGCCCCTGTCCCATACACCCAGATAGATGCCCACAGACACAGTCCAGGGCTCCTCACTCACCGTCCTGCCATCGAGTAGCTTCACGACGGCATAGGGGAGGGCTCTCGTGCCATCCCTCTCATGCGCCCTGACGACCGGGAGTTGCTGCGTGAAGACGTTTATGCCCTCCACCCGCTCTCCAGCCTCATCCTCCGTGATGATATCTTTGAGTATCCCCTTTACCTCCTCTGCGAGTGCGTCTTGCAGATGTAATGCTGTCATCTACGCACCCCCTCCTTTCTTTTTGCCCAGTATGAGCATGACCTGCTGTCCAAAGTACTTCTGGAACAGATCTTCTATCTTTGGCTCCAGCCCTCCCGAGACACCTCCACTGCCCCTGTACACGTCCCTCGCCATCCCGACTGGCGATATGGATATGTGCTCCTTGATCTTCTCTGTATGCTTAGTCCTGGGACGGACCCTAGGCTTTGACAGCCTCGGGGACTTCTTCCCCATGAACTCATCCGCCTGCCTCTGGAAGATGCCCTTGTGGCCGTTCGCCATCTGAGCGATGAAGGCCTTCCTATCCTCGACAGGCTTTATGGCCTCGAACGGATCGTCTTTCCGCACCTGCAGTTTCACACCACCGCTCCCGCCCTTTGAGTGGCGGAAATCGATCGACGGCTGCCGCTTCCCCTGCACCCTTATCACTGCCGTCGGGTCCTTGCCGGAAGCCTTCCTTATCTCCATGCCTTTCTTTGCCGCGCCGGACTTTATGGTATAAGTGCCTTGTATCTCCTTTACCAGGAGCACCCTCGCGCTCGTGGCGGTCTTATCAGCAGTGCGGGCCAATACCTTCGGCATCCGTGACTCTAACTTCCGCAGGTCCTTCTCGACACTCCTGAGCTGTTTCCTATCCAGCTCATATCTGATACTGATCATAAGCTGTCATCCACTTCTGCTGTGATCACATACATATCCCCTTCCGCAACGGCATCCATCACCTTGTATTCCCCATCATCGACCGTGAAGACGGATCCTTGTTTGGGCAGCGGCCCGAAGTCTCCTGCCGCCACGTATACCTTCCTCATCTTCGTATAAAGACCGTCCAGATACTGGCCTGCGCCTCCCTGGTGTTCTGATGATATATAGCCATCAATGACTATGGCCATCTCCTTATCGTTGACGATATGCGTCTCCCCGAACTCCGCCGGGTTTAGGAACACTGCCCCCACGTCTGCCTCCAGCTGTTCCTTGAAAGTCATCCTGCGCCTCCCTGGAAACTGACCACCTGCTCCTGCAGCCCTTTCAGACTCTCTTCCCTGTAACCATCGCCTAAGTCAAGGCCGATGGACTGGGCATAGGCCTTGACCTCATCCTTTGTCCGCATCTTCCGGATCTCCTCCGGGGTCTTCATGCCTTCCGTCCCGTCAAGGTCTGGAAAACTGATGCCAAGCCCTTCCTCACCTGTATCCGTATCCAGGGAACCGATGTCGATCTCTTTATCCCCTGCGTCCAGACCTTGAGAGCCTTCCTCCCCCTGACCAGATACATCTGTGTCTGGAAACACCGCATCGACTGGCTCCACAAATCTCTTACCCCTCAGATATGCCAGGTCACCTGCTTGGGTGCCTTCCGGAAGGATGTCCCCCGGGGCGTATGTCCTGCCGTCTGAACGGTATGATACTTTTAACCTGTACCTCATGGCTGGTCTCCTTTCTGCATCTGGATGACTGCCCAGGAATCCACATCAAATGGACGCGGGAGTGGCCTGGATGTCAGCCTTACCTTCTTGACCTCACTGTTCTCATCTGCCCATACTTTGGGGACCAGCTTCCCCTCATAGGACTGGAACGTCTTATCCTCCATCTGGGTGACCAGCCCGTATTCGATCTGGCCTTCCCCGCTGGAATGCCCTAAAAGGACCGTCCCTTCCGGCACCATGGCCTCGTCCTCGCCCTCATCGTTTAAGAACCACTCATCGTAAGTGTAGATATCCAGGTCCAGTTCCGCGATCCTCCCGTAGAAGGTCAGCGCCGGGTCTACGACGCGCGGCTGGATGACGATGTTCTTGTAATTCAGCATGTCCATCGCGGCCTTGACCTGTGGGTTGGTGATGAAGTCCTCGATCACATCCGAGGAAAAGACCGCGATATCTGGCGCGGACCCAGTGGCCTTGATGATCTTCTTGCGGACCTCCCGCAGGATGATGAGGGGGTTGACTGTCGCCTGGGACCACTGTTCATTGGCCCCCAGGACGATGATGTTGCTGAACCCGAAATCGATCTGCACGTCCACCCCCTCTTCCTCATCCACCACATCGACCTTGCCCGTGTACATGATCTGGCGGCACATCCATTCCTTCCTGCGGGCGATGGCCTCTTCCAGATCCGTCAGGTCCCTGGATAACAGTTCATCCTCCCTCTCGGCGGGTGTTTTCTGGGAATATATATTTTCCCCGATACCCCGATGGGCGATATCGTCGATGGTCAGCGGCCTCTCCGGCGCGATCTTCGGCGTGGTGAACTGGTTGGTCTTCCAGCCCTGGCGGGTGATGACCTTCCCGCCTCTGCGCGGGCTCACGAACGGAGCCATGATGCGCTTGCCCTTGCGCACGTCAAACTCCACCCTCTCGGATATATGTGTCTGCTCTCCCGGGAAAAAAGTCCTCTGGAAGAACGTCCCGACTGGCGGTGTCTGGTCGATCGCCTCCATCATCTCCCGTGTCGTATAATCTGGCATGTCCTTACCTCCCTCCATACTCCTGGACGCTGCGGAGATAGATCCCCACGTCCTTTAACTCTTTTTCATAGGCGCTGATATCTGCATCCTCACCGGACAACAGGATGGCTGCGGGGTTGAACACCCCTGTCATGTACGTTACAGCCGGGATGTTGTCCCCGGACGCATCATCTCCTGTGTCTGTATCATCTGTCAGGATGCCATACACTTGCATATCCATAGGGGATGCCGCGGCGTCCTCGCCCTCCCCTGCTGTCACTGTTGCTGCAGCACCTGCGATATACCCGGCCTTATCCGTGCCCTTCATGATCAGGGAACCGCGCTTTAGCATCCCCTGTCCCGGCTTCAGCCCGATGCCTTCTTTCAGGATCGGAAAGTCCGGTGACGCGATCAGGCTGTCTGGTGTGAACTCTCCGATCTGCTCAAACATCCCCATGGTCTACCCCCTCCTCTTATCTTTTTTCAGGCTGGCGGCCAGGCCGCCGACCTTCTTTTTACTCTCTTCTCTCTGTTTAGCCGCATCATCAAACCCCACGTTTGGGTCCGCTGTGACCGATGCCGTGCCGGAATCCTGTATATCAGCCACCATCCCTGCCAGGAACTGCTGCCCTGCTGCATTGTTGGCCTTCATCTGGGCCAGCGCCAGGTCAGCCGCTGATACAGGTTCCTCATACTTTGCCTTTATGAGCGTCTCCTGCGGGATCCCTGCCGCTATCTCATCGATCGCCTTCAGGCGTTCCCTCTCTGTCTCCACTGCCTCAGCCGCGATCTGGGCGCATAACTGCGGGTATGCCGCTCTAAGCCCTGCGATGTCAGTGATCACCATGTTTTTTTCATCCATCCCTGTCTTCCTTTCCTGTATCCTGTCTGACATACCTGAAAATGTCCCTGCTGCCCTCCGGACAGGAGGCGGGGCGATGCCCTGGGCCCTTTTCCGCACATCCTCCGGGACAGTCGCATCCAGATAATCCATGAATGTGCAGGGCACACCGTTGATAAAGAACTGCCCTGAAACATCATCCATAAAGCTGGCCTGGACCACACTGTCACAGAAACCCGCATCCACAGCCTCCTGTCCCACATACCAGGTCTCCTCATCCATCAGCTGGCTGATCTCATCCTCCGTCTTATCCAGCTTGGACATATAGGCTGTCATGATGCTCTTCTTGACCTGCTCTACGACCTCCGCCATCTTCATCAGGTCCTCTGTCTGGTATGACCCGAACAGGCTGACGGACGGGTTGTGCACCATCAGGACGGCATTCTCCGCGATCTTGCGGTCGTCGCAGGCCATGAGGATGATCGTTGCCGCGCTGGCGCATATCCCGATGACCGTCCCTGTGATCTTGGCCTTATTTGTCATCAATGCAGTGTAGATAGCGTTCGCGGCGAACACGTCACCGCCACCCGACTGGATGGTCACGTTGATGGTCTTTTTGTCCCCCAGCCCGTTCAGTTCATTGATGAAATCCCGATACGTCACACAGTCGTCGTCCCACCAGCTGTCTTCTGACTGGATGGTACCGAATAACTGCAGCTCCGCCGTGTCCCCATTATCTATGAAGTCCCAGAACTTAGGCCCCGTCCTGCCCTCTGCCTTTCCCGTCGCTATCGCCTGGGTCGTCATCGTCATCCGGCCCCTCGGCATCACTGCCGCTGTCATCCGGCTGGCATCCCTTGCCGCCATCCTCATCCTTGTTCCCATCAGTAGGCTCCTCCTCTCTATCCGTCCCTTTAGCTGCTGTCTCACTGCCACTCAGTAGCCCAGCCTCCCGCATCATCTGTTCTTCGCGGGCCAGCTGGACAACGTTGCTGTCAAAATCCCCGCCGGTCATCTCGATCGTCTCCTTCTGTCTCGTGGATATCCCGAGGGCGATCCTCTTCTCGGCCGCAGTGGCTTCCTTGACCGGTTCCAATGACCCCTGCGCCGGTCCGTTCCACTGCGCCCTGCAGTAGGCCATCCGTACAGCCGGGTCCAGGAAGAAACCCGGAGCCACGATCCGGCCCTTGGAGACTGCCTCCGCCAGGAACAGCTCATAGACCGGCTGGCAGAGATCGGCGGCCAGCCATGCCCGTTTCATCCGGAATGCGCTCCAAGCCTGCAGGAGGGCTGCTCTGCTGGCGGAATAACTGGCTGAGAAATGCTTGACCAGCAATTCCACGGGTATCTCCAGGGCCGCGCCCACGTATTTGGCCATAGACGTGGTGAACGCGTCAAAATTGGTGGACGGCCTCTTGGCATCCGCGACTTTCATATCCTCCCCGGGCCTTAACACATTGACCATCCCTGGACCCAGCTCAAGGTCCCTCTCCAAGTCCGATACCCTGTCCTCATCTGCGACCACGCCCATGAAAGGAAATTCTGAAGCCTCCCTCGTGGACGTGATGAACACCGTGAAGAATCCATTGATCACGGCAGCCATCATCTCCGCCTCGCTGTAGCGCGTCAGCTGTTTCAATGATTCGATGACCGGTGCCAGGTACGGGACACCCCTGTATTGCTCCGCCCGCTCCGTCTCGTAGATCATCAGCACATTGGGCGTCCCTGTCCGGCTCCCGAACGCCTTGATCCGTTTCCACTCCTTCCGGGCATAAAGGCTACTGCTGGGATATGTGGAACAGATATGATAGGCGACCACACGGTTACCGCTGTCCACCTCCACCCCGTTGAAGATCCGGTTACCGTTATCCGGGTCCGTCGCGTACAGGTTGACATTGTGCCCCCCGCTGTTGGGTGTGGATACTCTGTCTGATTCGATCAGGTGCAGCCGCAGGCCGTAGGGCATATCACGGCACGGCTTTTCGTACTCCAATAGTACACAGGCGTCGCCGTTCATCAGCCAGGACAGGCACGCTGTCTGCTGGATCTCGTAGAAGTTGTTCACCCGGGTGGCATCGCAGTGCTTCGATGACGCCCAGAGTGCAAATTCCCTCTCTGCGGTGCGCTGCCACTGGGCCGCCGCCTCGGGTGACAGCCCTAAGAAGCCCGCATCGATCGAACTCTTCAAGCGCAATCCTTCCCCGATCACGTTCGTCCGGTTGGTCTTGATCGCTGATACAGCCAGAGGCGCGGACATATAGAGGCTCCGGGAACGCTGCCGCAGCGTGGGCAGGTTCCGGTCGATATCCTCCTGGGGCGTCAGGCTCCTGGCCAGCCATCCCTTCATGGAGTTCTTTGTGCGGGATGCGCCGGATTCATCGTAGCCCGAATCCGTGAACGAACGGGCCATCCGCAGCCTCACCCTGGACATCTCCCGCTTTAATGCCGCTTGTGGGCTGACCGTCTCGATCAGCTTATCGATGATACCCATAGATCCTCCTCTCAGATATCCCGCGGTAAAAACCTGCCTGCATATCTCTTGCCGCCTGGATCCTCCAGAGCCGCGATCTCATCCTCCAGCTCATCGATGGCCGCGCGGATCGTTGCCAGGTCGGCCTTTTTTAAGCTCCTCGTCCCGATCCGGTATTCCTGGCCCAGTAAGACAGCCTCTTCGGCTGCATAGTACATATCCAGTCTCTTTTTGTATCTGTCGCGTTTCTGTCTCTGCCTCTCTGTCATGACAACTCCTGCCCTTTCATATCTGGATGCCGCGGCTCACGACCCCTGACCTCTTTTTAGTCCCGGTCTCCGCCGGTCTCTTCTTCAGGTAATTGATCCCTGCCCGGACCTTCGTCTCCAACACGCGGAAATCTGGCCTCAATATCTCCACAGCTGCTGTATTATAGTTCCGCAGATCGAACGGCTCGTTCCGACTGCCGGCTACTTTCTTCTCCCATTTCCGGATCACGCGCCCGTCCTTCACCTTCGTCACGACCTGCTCGCTGTTGAGGCCCTTGACATACTCCTCATCATAGCCGCACTCCCGTTCGCTGGGGAAATGGCAATACCCCGGGCCTGGCTCCTTTATATCTAACCGTGACATGACCAGATCTTTTCCAGAATCGACACCCAAGATGAACAGGAGGACCTTATAAGGATTGTTCCTGGACAGCTTATGGATCAGGGAGAGCCCCATGCCGCCCATGCCTTTGACGCCATAGATCCTCTTGCCTCTTATCCCCATCTTCTGCAGCCATTTGTAACATTCCGTTGTGCGGTACCCAGTATCTAGGCATGTGCACGCTATCAGCAGTCCCGCACCGGATCTGAAATACAGTTCCCTGTCCAGATACGCCTCCAGCTGGTCCCATGCATCCTCTTGTTCTGTATCACCGTATATCTTGGCATATTGTATCCCCCAGGATTCATAGCCCTTGCCCCATCCAACGACCTCCACTTCGAAACGGTCATCCTGCACATCCACGGCAGCGGTCAGCAATAACACACCGTCCGGTATCTCCGCCCCGTATGTCTCCCGGCGCGCCAGGATATCATCACTGTCCGCACTCTTGCCCTGCTCTTTCCATGGCTCACCCAATGCAGTGTTGACGAACGTCTGGAGCTTGTTCGTATCCCTGTATTCCTTGTACTCTTTATTGGCCTCTTTCCATTCTCCGATGATATCCTCCCAATGCTTCCAGGGGGATGCCAGTTCATTCAGATGGAAAGACCGTTTCTTCCGGCGTTCAGGATGCTCCGCTACATATTTCCCGGGGCTTTGTTTCCATCTTGCTTCCCCTATATGCTCATCACAGTACTTGCATCTCATCGTGACATCCGGGAAGAGTATCCTGTCCCACTCATACGGCTGGTATCTCCCACAGATGGGACAGGCAACGTTCCATTCCTCCATCGTCCCAGACAGATATTCCTTGTAGATCTGGCTCGTGGACTCCAGGACGGGCGTGGACACCTTTATCTTTTTCCGGTTCCAGAAGGCCGTAGTCCTCTTTTCGGCCAGCTTGATGGGGTTGCCCTCGGATCCGGCGCTGGGCGGGTATCTGTCCACCTCATCCATCAGCACGATCCGCACGGGACGGCTGGCCAGGGATGCCGCTGAGTTCGCCCCCGCGATCGTCACATGGCCCCCGGGGAAAGCCTTGTGCAGGATGGTGTTCCCAGAAGTCTTGGACTTCATATCCCGGACTTTATCTGACAGGACGGGCGTGTCCCGGATCATGGGGGCCAGCCTGTCTTTTGAGAAAGTCTGTCCCATCTCGATGGTCGGCTGTACGACCAGCATCGGGGCGGGGTCGTGGGAGATGTAATAGCCGATGATGTTCAGCACCAGCTCGGTCTTGCCGACCTGGGCGCTGCTCATGATCACCACATCCTCACAGGCCGGGTCGTTCACCGCGTCCATGATCTCCCGCTGGTAGGGGGCACGGTCCGTGTTCCACTGGCCTGGTTCCGCTGCGGATTCTGCGGACAGCCGCCGGTACATGTCCGCCCACTGGCTGACGGTGAGGACAGGTGGCGGGGCGACCACGCCTGCCAGCTTGTGGAAGAGCCGGAGCGTCTTATACTCTATATCTTCCTCTTCCTGCAGCTTTTCCTTACCGTCACTCATCCTCATCAACTCCCACATACTCATCCGGATAGAACGCCCTGGGGTCGTAATCCTTCAGCTCTGACAGGGCTTCGGTACATTCTGCCAGCAGCCTATCTTTGATATAGTTCACGTCCCTGTCCTCCAGTGTTGGGGCTATCTTGGATGGTATGGCCAGGATACGTGTCCTGAATGCCGCCAGCATGTCCGCCATGGCCCGCTCGACATCGGCTGACTTGTGCAGCTCCCCTTTCATGGTCTTCAGCTTCAGCTCAGAGATATGGCGTTTCACCCTCTCGTGGATCGCCTTCTCCTCATCGATGTTGATATCGCTGTCCAGATCAGCAATGCCCGACCCCTCATTTGCGACCTTGATAGCCAGGATATAGTTTTTCAGGGAGTCCTTCAGGTTGTAACGTCCTTTC